TGGGCCAAATCGGTGGAGGATTGCTCGCGAAAGACACACGTGATCCCGATGTCTCGGAATGAGATCTATGAAAAGGTTCTCCGTGGCGTGTATTCGGACTGCCTGGAAGAAGGATGGTATAGTGGCCCGGCAGCTCCGCGGAGGACGCAGGCTCGCATAGAGCAAGATCAACGGCACGGGGTGACTCCTCCAGTTCCCGACGATACTACGCCGCTGACGATTCTGGAGCAACATTGTAATATGGATCTGGACGGAGACGGTTATGCTGAGCCCTACATTATCACACTGGAAGAAAGCTCACACTACGTGTTGCGGATAGTAACGCGCTTTGACTGGGAAGCGGATATCGAACGGGTGGCTTCGGGCGAGCATAAGGGCAAGATCATCCGCATCACCGCGATGGAGTACTTCACCAAGAAGACCTTCATCCCTTCCCCTGACGGAGGTATTTATGACATTGGGTTTGGGGTTTTCCTGGGCCCGCTCAACGAAGCGGTTAATTCCCTGGTCAATATGCTTCTTGACGCAGGAACAATGCAGACGACTGGCGGCGGGTTCCTTGGCCGAGGTGCGAAGATTCGCGGAGGCGTCTATACAATCGCGCCCTTTGAATGGAAGCGTGTGGATTCGACTGGTGACGATCTCCGTAAGTCGATCTTCCCACTTCCTGTCAATGCGCCTTCAGATGTTTTATTTCAGCTGCTCAGCCTGCTGATCAACTACACCTCGCGCATCAGCGGGACTACCGACGTGATGGTAGGGGAGAATCCTGGGCAGAACACCCCTGCCAGCTCCATGCAGACCATGGTGGAGATGGGGCAGAAGATCTACACGGCCATCTTCAAGCGCCTGTGGAGGTCTTCGAAGGAGGAGTTCACGAAGCTGTATAAGCTCAACGGGATATTCCTGAGCAGCAAAGCCCAGCCGGGTGGAGCTACGCGGGAGGACTACGCGGAGAGTTCTGATGGCATCTCCCCTGTCGCTGACCCGAACGTGACGAGTGATTCGATGCGGCTGCAGATGGCAGGGGCAGTCAAGCAGGCGGCTGCTACTACCGCCGGCTACGACAAGGACGCGGTGGAGGTGCGGTACCTGAAGGCCCTCCGCGTCGAGGGTATCCAGGCGATCTTCCCTGGAACCAAGGGCCAGCCGCCGCAGAAGGACCCGAAACTAGTCATCGAAGAGACCAAGATCGCGGGCAAGGCGGCGGAGCAGGAACGGGAACTGCAGGTCCGTATGCAGGAATTCATGACGACCCTGCAGGAAGAGCAGCGTCTCAACAACGCGAAGATCATGCAGCTGATGGCACAAGCCCAGAACGAGTCCGCGTCGGCGCAAACCGAAGCCGCCTACGCCCAGGTCGCTGTGCTCAACACGGAGATCTCCCGCATCAAGGCAGAGAACGAGCAAATCAACTCTCGGATCGAGCATACTCTCGCAGCGCTCAAGCTTCAATCCGAGCATCAAATCAAGAGTGCTGTAAAACCGAAGGAGACTAAATGAGGGTGATGACTGAACCCGAGTTCAATGAATGGAAGTCGCATCCAGGGACCCTGGCTGTGATGGAAATCCTTGCCAAGAAGCGCGAGCAAATGCGACTGGATTGGGAAGGTGGCGCCTTCACTGACTATGATAACCATGCTATGGCTCTGGTCAATGTGGGAAATATTGGGACCTGTAAGGGCTATGCCTTTGTCCAGGACCTTGAGTATGAACAGTACCTAGGAGAGATTGATGGAAAATAAATCAGGACTTGACCCGCGCGGCGTCGCGGTGCTTATCAAGCTGTACGAACCCGAGCGGAAGGGCGCGCAGATCGTGCTGCCGGAATCCGTGCAAGGTCGGCTGAGCATGGTGGACAACCGCGCAGTCGTGGTGGCGGTTGGGCCGAGTGCCTGGCATGATGAGCCAACCCCCCGGGCAGTGGTAGGAGAAAAGGTCCTCGTGACCAAGTTCGCGGGCTTCATGGCCAAGGGTCCGAAGGACGGGGAAATGTATCGCCTGGTCAACGACCGGGATATCTTCTGTGCAATCACTGACGAGGAGGTGGCAAATGTCTGATCAAGTCGAATCCGCCGCTCCGCCGGAAGTGCAAGCTGCTGCGGAAAAAATGGGATGGATTCCTCCATCTCGGTTCAAAGGCCAGCCGGAGAAATTCGTCGATGCGGATCTTTACATTGAGCGTGGTGAGACAGTTCTCCCGATTGTCCGCGAACAGAACAAGCGACTTCATGGCGAACTTGAGGCTTTACGCACTGAGTCCGCTAAGACCGCCGCCGCACTCAAAGCTGCTCAGACCGCAATCGAGCAGATTGAAGAGCGCCACACCGTTGATACTCAAAAGGCGGTGGAGCAAGCTCGCCGTCAAGTGAAAGCGCAGTTGTCGGCGGCTTCGGAGGCCGGGGATCATGAAGGCGTGGCGGAGCTGACGGATCAGCTGGTGAAGCTGAACACGGCGGAGCCTGAGGTCAAGCGGACCACGGCGACGCCCCCTCCGCCTCCGGCGCCTCAGTTCACCCCTGACGCCGACCTGGTGCAGTGGAACGCCGAAAACCCCTGGTTCGGCACAAACAAGCGCAAGACTTCCCTGGCCCTCGGCATTGCTGAGGAGCTTCGCGAAGCTGGCGAAACAAGCACAGGGCGGGTGTTCTTCGAGAAAGTCGCGGCGGAAGTCGCTACAGTCCTCGGCGAACAACCGCCTCGTGGAGATAAGGTAGAAGGTTCCCGCGGAAGCTCTGACGGTGAAAGCCGCCAGCGTGGAAGCAAGGGTTACTCCTCCCTCCCCGCCGACGCCAAACAAGCCTGCGATGCGGAAGCAAAGTGGTTCGTAGGTGAGGGGAAGAAGTACAAAACCATCAACGACTGGCGTACACGTTACGCTGAGATATATCACGGAGAATAATCATGGCGATTGACAAACCAAATCCAGGTACCGCAGCTGGCAGCACTGCCGCCCAGCGCAAACGCATCCCTATGTCGGTGCCAGTCCAACGACTGGAAACGGAAGAGATTCCTGGCTATCACCTCCACTGGTTCACGTCCTCCCCCGAGCGCCTTCAACGCGCACTGGACGGCGGCTATGAATTCGTGGACGAGCGCGAGATGAAGATCAACAACGTATCCCTCGGTGGCGATAGTGCTGCCTCCGGGAACGCTGACATGGGATCACGAGTAAGTGTTGTCTCCGGACAAGAGGTAGGTAAAGACGGCCAACCCGTCCGACTGGTTCTGATGAAGATCCGGCAGGAATGGTGGGACGAGGACCAGCAACAGGTCGAGGCTAGGAATAGCAAAGTACGTGACTCACTCCTCGGTGGTATGATTGGGGCTGAGAATGATCGCCCAGGCGATTCCCAACACCGCTACGTGGATAAGTCCAGAACCGCAATTCCCGACTTTTTCAAACCCAAGCGCCAGCGCGCTTAACCAACGGAGATTGTTATGGCAAATGCAAATCGTCCGGCTGGGTTTATTCCGGTCCAATACCTCAACGGTAGTCCCTGGAATGGCCAAGCTCGACTCTACTCGATCGCAGCGGCTTACGCTACTGCGCTTTACATCGGCGACCCTGTGAAGTCCAGTGGGACCGCAAACGCTGATGGTGTTCCAGGGATTATCCTGGGCGCAGCAACCGGCGGCCTTCGCGGCGTGATCGTGGGTCTGGGTACGCAGGAAGGCTTGATCGCCAACCCGCAGAACCTGGACATCACCTACCGTCCTGCAGCGGCCACGGCCAAAGACTGGTTCGCAATGGTGGTGGATGACCCCCAGGTTCTCTTCGAGATCCAGGAAAATTCCAACACCCTGCAGCTGGCAGCAGTGGACATCGGTCTGAACACGATCTCCCTGGCCGGCACGGGTAATGGCTTCACGTCAGGCTGGCAACTGCCCTCCTCGACCGACGCTACCCCGGCCACCACCGCCACCCTTCAGCTCAAACTGATGGGCCTGGTCCGTCGTCAGCAAAACGCGTTTGGTGCCTACGCAAAGCACCTGGTGCAAATCAACGTACACGAGCTTGCCCACGGCACTGGCTCACTGGGAGTATAACATGGCCGGCGGCGTAATCAACACAGGCTCGCACCCTAAACTGCTGTGGCCTGGGGTGTTCACCACCTGGGGTCAGGTCTACGACCAGCACACGAAGGAGTACACTGACCTGTACGACATGCGTAGCTCGGACAAGGCCTACGAACAGGGCGTGCAAGTCACTCCCTTCGGACTCGCCCCCGTCAAGGGCCAAGGCGCCCCGGTCACTTACGACTCGGAGATCCAAGGTGTGGTTTCGACCTACACCCACATCGCCTACGCCCTGGGCTACATCGTCACCTTCGAAGAACTGCGTGATAACCAGTACAAGGAAGTGGCGACTCGCCGTGCGGAAGCGAATGCGTTCTCCATGAACCAGACGGTGGAAAACATCGGTGCCTTCCCGTACAACAACGCCTTCGCGACGACGTACTTCAGCACAGCGGACGGTGCCGCGCTGATCTCTGCCTCGCACGTGAATGCGACGGGCGGGAACTTCAGCAATGCGCTGTCCCCTGCAGCGGACTTGTCTGAAGCATCGTTGGAAGACCTGACCATCCAGATCATGGGTGCGCAGAACGACACTGGCTTGCTGATCAACATCATGCCTGAGTCCCTGCACATCTCCCGTCAGGAATGGTACAACGCCAACCGCATCTTGCAGTCGGTGCTCCAGTCCCACAATGGCAACAACGCTATCAACGTGTTGAAAGCCACGAACGCCTTCCCGAAGGGCATCAAGATGAATCACTACTTCTTGTCGCCTCACGCTTGGTTCATTCGGACGAACTGCCCGAACGGCATGACCTTCTTCTGGCGTGATGAGCCGATGTTCGATCAGGACAACGACTTCGACACGAAGAATGCGAAAGCAGCCTCGTACATGCGTTTGAGCGTGGGTTGCACGGACCCCAGGGGCGTGTATGGTAGCAACGGTCCTTAAGGGCTGAGCGCATGGCTACCACCGAGCAACGTAAGGCTTACGCGCGCGAGTATGCGCGTAAGTGGCGGATTGAGAATCCAAGACAGACTCAGAACACTGAGTTAAAGCGGCATCACCGCATGACTTTGGACGATTACGAAGCTGTACTTGACGAGCAAGGTGGTGGCTGTGCGATTTGCGGAAGTAAGCCAGGCGAAGTAGGAACTGGCGGGGCTACGAAGGGTACTTTAGCAGTAGATCACTGCCATGAAACAGATACTTTTAGAGGGTTGCTGTGCACTAATTGCAATCTAGGCTTAGGTAGTTTTAAGGATAATTTAGTGCTTCTCGCAAATGCTATTGCTTATTTACAGCAACACCAGCAGTTGGTAAGTCAGTTGCTTTTGCAAAAGGGTCTAGTCGGACTTGTACAGGCAGATTTAGCTAACGATTGCTTGGATGAGCTGAAGGATTTAAAATAATTCGCACGGGTTATGGGCACATAATTCGCGCAGTCTGTCCCGGCAGTTTCCGGGAGTTACGGTAGCAATACCGTTCGTAAGAACGTAACTAGGAGTATCACATGGGCGCACCAACCAGATTCCAAAACGGAGTCACAAACAACGCAGGCAGCAATGCCTTGGGCATGATGGGACAGCTTGATCCGACGCTGTTCCATACTTACTTCAACGACTTTGACACCTTCGTCGCGGCGGACTGGGTCATCACCAACGTAGGCGTGACGCCGACAGTTGCAGTGACCGCGCTGGACGGCGGAGCGATCTTGCAGACCAACACTGCAGGCATTGCGGATTCTGCGTACCTGCAGAAGACTGCCGCTGCCTTCTCCTTCGAGACCGGGAAGAAGGTCTGGTTCAAGGCACGGTTCTCCGTCTCTGATGCGACTGAGTCCAGCATCGTCTTCGGCCTCCAGGTTGTGGACACCACTCCCCTGGCCGTGAGTGATGGTATGTACTTTCTGAAAGCGGATGGTGCGGCCACGTACAGCTTCATCTCCGCAACCGGATCGGTGCTGACCACCGCCGCAGCTGTCGGCACCCTGGTCGCGGCCACGATGACGGAACTGTCCTTCTACTTCGATGGCGTGAATGAAGCCCAGTACTTCATCAACGGCGCCCTGGCGGGCCGGATGGCCGTCGCCACCTTGCCGACTGGCCTGGTCACCGTCAGTTTCGGCATGGCGAACGGGGAAGCGGTCGCTAAGACCATGACCACCGACTACATCTTCGCGGCCAAAGAACGCTAATCAATTGGGGCTTCGGTCCCTAGGAGAACCACATGGCTAATACGACATATGTAAAGGTGATCGAGGACGGCCCTCGAAACGCTATTGTGAGAGTGACAGCGCTGCTGGACACCTCCAACCTCGCTGCGACTGCGCTGGTGACCAAAGCAATGTTCACTAACAACGACGTGGCGGCAGGCCCTCTGACAGGCTTCCGCGTCAACGAAGTGAAGTTCACAGTCTCCAACGGCTCCGGCGCTGTGATCGAGTGGGAAGCTACCACGCCGCAGATGATCGGCGCCTTCTTCGACGCGAATGAAGTTTGCTGGGCGCCTGGCCTAGTCCCTGACGCAGCAGCTGCTGGGTACACCGGCAGCATCTTGTTCCGGTCGGTGAATTGGGTAGCGACGATCCAGGGCTTCACCATCACCTTGTATCTGATCAAACTTTACTAAGCCCATCATGCCCGCACCTAATGACAACACGCCAGTTTCCATCATCAACGATGCGTACTTCGACGCAGGGCTGACGCAGGAGGGGCAGGTTCCCAATTCTGAGCAGCTTGTCATGGGGATGCGGAAGCTGACGGATATAGTAAACCTGTTCCAGACGCAGGGGTTGAAGCTCTGGTTGAATGAAGATAAGTCCGTGCCCCTAGTCGCAGGAACAGGGACCTACACCTTCGGCCCGGCGGGGAGTATGGTCATGGCCAAGCCCCCTCGGGTGATTGATGCGTACTATGAGGATGCTAATCACATTCGCAGGCCGCTGATCCCCCTGGCGTGGAGTGAGTACGTTCGCCTGAGTAAGATCAATCAAACCGGCCAGCTCAATTCTTACTTCGTGGACAAGCAACAGACGCAGTTGAGCGTGTTCTTCTGGCTGATCCCGGATGCAGTTGCGGCGACGGGGACTGCGCACTTGATCCTCCAGAACCAGGTGACTAACTTCATCACCCTGACCGAGACGGTGAACTTCCCAATCGAGTGGAGGATCGCATTGCGCTGGGCCCTTGCGGATGAGCTGGCGACTGGCCAGCCTCAAGCCATCATGGACCGGTGCCAGCAGCGGGCTACGGCCTATCGGATCATGTTGGAAGACTGGGACGTGGAAGATGCCCCGACGCGATTCACCCCTGACTCGCGGAGTCAGTACGCCAGTGGAGGGTTCCGCTAATGGCCCAAGCCCCTTCAGTCGCGGTCCCCCCGCGCATCCCGCTGGTCACAGAGCCAGAGAACCGGGACGAGACAGTCAACCGGGATGCGAAGCTGCTGAACGGCTACGTCGAGTTGAATGACAAGACGAAGCAATACTGGGTGTACAAGCGCCCGGGGTTGCTGCAGTACGGAGTCACCCACGTCGGCGTTGGCCTGGGCGTGTACAACTGGCAGGGGAATATCTACTCCATCTTTGGGGACAAGCTGTACAAGGACGGCGTGGAGATCGGGACAGTGGACTCCGCCCACGGAGTGTACCAGTGGGCGTCCAGCCTGGGGGACACTCCCCGGTTGCAGCTTGGGAACGGGTTCGCAGCGTACAACTGGGACAACACTACCTTGACACAGATCTCCACCCTGGCCACCATCACCGCGGGGGACTTCATCGTCGGGACTGAGTACACGATCCTGGTTCCAGGGACGACGGACTTCACCCTTATCGGCGCAGCGAATAGCCTCGCAGGGACAGTCTTCACCGCTACCGGCCCCGGCGTAGGTGACGGCACGGCTACTACCACAGGCAACTTCCCCTCCGACTGGGTCAAAGGCTGGGCGTACCTGGACGGGACAACCTACGTCATGGGCAGGGACGCGTACATTCACGGTTCCGACACAGTCGTCGGCATGAACCGCCCGGACCTGTGGACCGACTTGCTCAACACCATCGGCGCGCAGATCGAGCCAGACAAGGGAGTCTGCCTGGCGAAGCAGCTGGTCTACGTCCTGGCGCTGAAGGAGTGGTCGACGGAAGTCTTCTACGACGCGGCGAATCCTCCCGGCTCCTCCCCCCTCTCCCCAGTCCAGGGGGCTAAGATCAACTACGGCTGTGTAAGTGCGGACTCCGTGCAGGAGATCGACGGGTCCCTCCTCTGGCTCGCGACGAACCGATCGTCTGCCGCCCAGGTGATTATCGTGGAAAACCTGAAGCCGACTGTAGTGTCGACGAAGGCGATTGAGCGCCTGCTCGGCGAAGCGGATTTTTCTGCCGTCGCCTCCTTCGGGGTGAAGTATGAAGGCCATCGGTTTTACGGCTTGACGATCAAGAACAGCAACCTCACCCTGGTCTACGACATGACGGATAAGATGTGGAGCCAGTGGACAGGGCCGACGGGGAATTACTTCCCGATGGTCGCGAACACTTTCCTCCCAGGGACTGGCCGCGTACTCCAGCATGAGACAAACGGGAAGCTGTACAAGTTCGATTCGGACTACACCTCCGATGATGGGGAACTGATCACAGTGGACCTGTACACCCCGAACTTCGATGCAGGCGTTCGCAGGCGTAAGCAGGTCACTATGATGGAGTTCATCGGGGATCGGGAGTCCGGCAGTGTTCTCCAAGTCCGTTTCAACGACGCGGACTACAAGACCACAGCTTGGTCCAACTTCCGCCAGGTGGACATGGACGTAACCAAGGCTACGCTGACGAACTGCGGCACCTTCCTCCGCAGGGCTACGCACATCCGTCACGCTTGCGACACCCGCCTGCGTATCCAAGCCGTGGAACTTCAGCTGGACATCGGAACCTTGTAATGGCTACGAATAAATTCCAGCCCCCTCCCACCTACGCGATGCCGGTGATTGAAGATCCGCGGACCAAGGCGAACGTCTTCAACCCGATCTGGCTTAAATGGTTCTTGGACCTGAGTCAGAACCTCGGCGTCGGCGGCGCAGGAACGGGGTCAGTCACCAGCGTCGTAGCAGGGACGGGACTCGAAGGCGGGATTATCACGGCAGCAGGGACCATCAGCCTCAAGACCATCGGCACGGCAGGAACCTACGGCCAGGTCACAGTAAACGGATTTGGCCAGGTGACTTCTGGAGTCGCCCCCGAAACTGGCCTCAACGTCGTAGTCCAAACCGCCAAGCTAACCGGCGGAGGCGCCAACGGCACGATGACTTTCACCAACGGTCGCCTGACCGCACAGACTCAAGCAACATAAGGATCAATCATGACGACGACGAATTTTGTAGACAAGGTTACGGTTATCGAGGCCAGCTGGCTGAATGACGTGGACGAGAAAACTTACGCAGACTCTTCTAGCACGGTAGCTTATACTCCGGCAGGAGTTGGAGCAGTGCCCACTACGGTAGAGAAGAAGCTGCAGGAAACCCGCAGTGTTTTTGACTTCATGACCGCCGCAGAAATCGCAGACGTGACCTCTAACGCAGGCTTGATAGATGTATCTGACGCGGTTGACGCAGGATTGGCGGTCGCTATCACGCTATTCTTCCCCTCCGGCACGTATCGCATCACAAGACCTGTCCAGTTCAACACTTTCGACGGCCAGAGTATTGTAGGGGCAGGGATCTTTGCCACGATCTTCAAGAAAGCTTTCGATGGACAGGCGATCATAGTAAGTCGTCCTCGCTCTGCCCTGCGTGAATTCGCAGTGACCGGAACTGGCCACACTGGCGACGGAGTTCACGTGCTGGCGAATGCTTGCTATATGCAGAACATCTACGTTGCGAGTATGGGTCAGTATGGCTTTCGCATTGGAAGTGACGCACTGGGCAATAACTCAAACTCGTGGACCCTGCTCAACTGCTCCGCCATCAGTAATGGTTCACATGGAGTTTACTGCCACGACGCCGCTGCAAATTCAAACGCAGGGACATCCATTAATCTGACCCTGCTACAGAATGCGGGCGACGGCCTCAATATCGGGATCTCACAGGTCAACACCTGGGTAGGTACGCTAGCGGAAGGGAACACCGGTTGGGGGGTGCAGGTCGCGCCCTCCGTAGCCACCCAAACCGTGCAAACCTTTCTTGGAGGTGATTACGAAGCCAATACGGCAGGTCAATTCCGCCTGACTGCTAACGCCTTTCTGAATTACGTCCAGGTCATGTCCGCTGTAGGGGGGACGCTGGTAGTTGACCTGGGCGTTGAAAATACCATCGTACAACCGGGCAGCACGTCGGCTCCCCGGGTCAGTGGCGATACTATGACCGTCGCCGGAACTCCTTACACCGGAGCACCTGTCACTACCGTGCAGCGTATATCGAACCAAGCTCCTGATGCTAACAATCGAAACTATGCTTGGAAATTAGTTGACGCCGCCTACGGAGACTTTGGCCTGTACCAAAGCGCGGCCAGTGGGGGGGATGCGGGGGCAGCGAGTGCAGTGCCGAAAATGCTGTGGGACATTATCAGCGGGCCAGGGCTGCGAATGACCACAGGGGCGCCAAGCAACGCCAACGGAATCGACGGCGATATTTGTTTTCGTAGTGACGGCGGGGCACTGACCACGATTTACCACAAGCGTGCTGGCGTATGGGTGGGGATCGTATGAACCAACTTGACATCATCCCTACGCTCCTTCAGATCATCAGCGCAGTTCTCGCGCTGCTAGTCCTCATCCTCGGCTGGATCGGGATGCGGATTCACAATCGGCTGGATGAAATCGGCCAGTCCTTGTCTTCGATCGAGAAGGACTTGCGGGATGACCTTACCTCCCTGGATCGCAGGGTGACGCGGGTCGAGGAACATTGCCGTGTGGCACGTGGTAGTAACAAGTAACTAAGGAGAATTTTATGGCAGAAGATTCATATGGCGGGTTTGGGGGAAGTGACTCGGGAGAGAGTTACGGCGGGTTCAGGGGGGGCGACCACCGATTCAGCGGGACGACGCAAGGAATCCACCCCCCCAACCATACGTCCCCGGGGGAAGGGTTCGCTCCCCCGGGGGGGTTTGGCATCAAC